CACTTGACAAACTCTGGTATATACGCTACATTGAGTGCCATAATAGTAGTAGCTGTAGTAACTTCTACTTGCGGTGCAGTATTATCCAATAAATGAAATACCTCTTCTTGGTGAGACCATTGTGTTGGATAGCGTATATAATCGTTGTGTTCACCATGTGCATCTATGCTGTAGTGAAAACGCACTCGTTTGAACTCTGCCCACAAATCAAACAAATCATCACGCCATTCAACAGCATTTGAGTTGTAGCGTAGTTCTATGTTTTTAGCATAGCCTTGTTTGATACATTCTTCCAATAGGTCATAGTGTTCATCAATAATTAAACTTTCACCACCAGCAAAGTACAGTTGATACATGTGTGGCACTTGTTCCATAAGTTCTTTCCAAAAACGTGGATTGTTTTTGTGCCAGTTGTAGCTGGCTCCATCATTACGACCTTTGTTATTCCACTGTTGGCTTTGTTTTAAATTTTTATTTTCTATTTGTGGATAAATGCTGTTCCATTCTTTTATCCAACCTGAACTATCATGTGGGCTACACATAACACAGGCAAGTTGACATTTAGTACCCATACGCAAATCAATATAGCGTATTTTAGGATCTATTGTTCCATCTTCTGCTGTTTCTTTGGCTAGGTCAAATAGATCATAGCGTTTGCTCCAGTAGTCAGTCTCCCAATTACGTTTGCTTAAATGTCCAGCTTCTTCCTCTTTGTAGCACTTGAGGCAAGGTGCAGGCTTCTCTCCACGCAACATCATCTTGCGTACATTACGCATGTATGCACTGTTCCAAGCATCAGCCAAGCTGGTGTGATTGAAGTTTGCTGGAACTCCATCATCATTTTTAACTACGCCGACTTCGCCGCCGCCTACTTTTTTACTACTGTCTGGATCTTGTACACTACTAGCATTTGACGTACAACAAGTACGCATCTTACCGTCGGGTCTTGAACTCAAATGCAACCAAGGCAATGCACAAAACGTTGGACTGATTTTATCAGTTTTCATAGTATTACTTATTTCTATCTAAATTGCTCAGCAAAAGGATCGAACTCTGTTCCGCACTTCATAGCACATACACCCAATTTGCCTTGTTCAATACTGGATAAGTTCCAGCTGTCCTCTATGTCCTTCAGCAGTTGTCCGTTCATTACTGCTTGAAGATCATTGTTGATTACATCAATACCCTGTTTACCACCAGCGTTATCAATGTGATCCCATATTTGTTCTACTCTATAATCTTTGTGCCACCACTTGTACATGCGTCCTGCTGTCCAACAGCAAGGCATTAACAAGCCTTCGGCTGTTACAAATATTTCTTTTTTAACTATGGCTTTACAATTAATTTTACACTTGTTGTAATAATCCATCATACTGCCATATGTTTTTTTAATTTCAGCAGTCTTTTCCAATGCTATATTTTTATTTTCTTTTTTGGCAGGCTCTGCAATAGCTTGTGTTTGTTCGCCTTTTCTATTTCTTGCTTGATGTACTTCTTTGCGTTCACTACCAGCAGTAAAAAATCTTGCTGATTTTTTCTTTTGAAAACGTTCTACACCCCATGCTTCAGCTAGTGCTTCTGCTTCTTCAACCTGATGTTCATTGTGTCCAAATATAATATAGTCCCATCTAGCTCTACCACCTGCATCAATGAATGCTCGCATGTTGCGTTCTACATTTTCCCATACAACATTTTGCCTATACAAATGATTTGTATCTTTTAGTCCATCAACACTAAAGATTACTGCACCATTACGACCAATAATTTGTGCTAGTTCTCTCCACCATTCAACACTTTTAGCACCAGCGTTTGTATTCATACTCAGCCACATCTGTTGATTGTTATGTCTAAATAAGTCAAATACTTCCAGTGTGTCTCGTGCAACAATAGGATCTCCCAAGTTGCCACACATGTACATGGTCTTTAATTGTTGTATAAAGTTGGGTTGAAAAATACTAGTGCAATCATCTATACTGAGTTCAGCGTTTGTGATATGTCGATTGTCTACACCGCCATTTTCATTTCTATCACACATAGGACATGCGGCTTGGCATTTTTGTGTAATTTCTAAATGTACTGCTTCTATTTCATTATAATTATACATCGTGTATTAGTTCTATTTCTTTGCCTGGCCCGACTTTGCTGGGTAAATCACCATATTCATTTATATACCATTCTATTACAGCCTTGTACCATAATTGACTGTTGTGATGTGCTTTTTTATTGAATTGATGAATATTGTTGTTGGTGGCTTGCATAGCACTGAGGGCTCTAGCACTTTCTGTTTGCAGTTCTCGTAAACTGAGATCGTCTATCATTTTTCACCTATAATCATAAAACGATTGTATTCAGCAGTTTCTATTTCACCTGTGTACAATGTTTTACTCATTGGATACTTGGCTATTGCATCATTTAAATCTTTACAACAATTTACATGCTGTTCATTTGAAAAATAATCATTTGTTTGCAAGCATATTGTTTTACCTTTGGGTATGTTGTTGAACCAGGTTTCATCCATGTGTTCACAACTGGTGTTTATAATTATGTCAGGTATAATTTTTATTTCAACATATTCTTCTTTTGCATTTTGTACACCGCCAATAAAGTATTCATCGCCAGGTTTAACATCCTCGCCTTCTTCACGATATTTCCAATGTATATCATTTACATCACACCCAATGGCTTTGAATTGCCAATCGTTGTTTCTCTGCACTCGATTAAATGATTCACTCAGATATATACACATAACATCTTTTTCAATATTGTAATAGTTTTTTATTTCAAAGTGTTGAAATAAATGTTGTGCTACTGTGGCATACCAACCGCCATAGTGTGCAATAGTTCCCAAACTGTTTTTTGGAAACAATAATTTTAATTGGTCTACCATCCACAGTTTGCTGAGCATTTGACCTCTGCTGAAATGGTCATTCAACAATGCTCTTTTGCCGTTGTTGATGCTCCAACTACTGATCATTCTAATGTATTCATCATCAATACAATGACTGATATACTGTAGTACTTTTCTGTGACTTAAAAATTCATATCCTGTATACTGATTAAACAGCATTCTGACAAACTCATCACTTATATTAATATGACCACGTCTTATTTCTGACATAAGGAGATCTTGCATAGCATACACATTACCATACAGTAGAGCTTTTTTAATTTTATTATATGTCTCCAACTGTGGATGATTCTTGTGTTGCAGATATTCTTGTAAACCATTTAACCAAAACAAATTGTTTACTGCTGGATTCTGCACTTCGTCAAATTGTGACTTAAATTGCGTCATCAAATGTTTCCTTTAGCCAATCAAAATCATTAATTAAATTTAATGTGTCTGGTTTGTCTTTGTATTGTCTACCAAAGTCTGCACCTTGTTGAGCTCCTAGCATTGCCCATTCACCGTGCTTGCGTTTGGCTCCTTTGTTCTGCCAAACATTAAGTCTATACTCATTATCTGTATTGTCACCATTGGGTATGATAGCACTTGCAAGTTTGGTACATTCTCTAAAAGCACTGCGCCATGTATTAAATGGATCAGTATTAAATGCTGTAATATTGCTTACCTGAAACTTGGGTACAAAAGGACAACCCAATGTCGTGGTCATGTCTATATTCCATTGGTCTGCTTCTCTCAATGCTTTGCGTGGGAAAAGTTTTGCTCCACCATAACCATAAAGTAAATCATTGATAGGATTACGACTACGCCACACAAATACACAATCTACTTCTCTAACTCCAGGATACGCTTCTTCAGTGACACCTGGTGTAAAATTAAAATTAAATTGTTCATCAATAACTGCATCAGCATCAATTACATAAAAGTTTTGCGTTTCAGCAATTTTTGCCGCTTGCTTGTGTGCTTCAAAAATACCTTTAACACCTTGTACACGCTTGGCGTGAGGTGCAAAAAGTTGTAGTAATTCAAAGTTATCATCTGCATAAGGCTCAAAATAACTTATTTGAATAACATCTAACATGTCTTATTTTTCTCCGTATTGCTTAATTATACACGATTTTGTGAGTTGTGTCTACTCGTATATGTATGGATCCTTTTTGCGTAGTTCCATTAATTTCTTTTTTAACGCTTGTCTACGCTTGTATTCATGCCAAGGATATAAAATAATATTTTTTAATTTGGTAAGCATACTTTTACTCCGTATTTTTCGCTCCAACGTTGTGCGTCAGGTCTAGTATTTACTAGAGGTTCTCCTTTTATATTTAAGCTGGTATTTAACAGCATGGGACAACCTGTGTCCTCATACCAACGTTCTAGCAGTTTTCTAAGTCCGCTTTCAGAGTCTCTAGGTAC